CCGAGTTCTACAGAGTGTATGTCGTGTGCAGCGTCAGATGGTTTTGAGGGACAGAATGTGAATGACCTGCCGACGACCCCAGGTAGTGAAGGCGGGTACCCGCCTTCACTACCTGGGGTCGTCGGCAGGTCATTCACATTTACGAGCCGCTGCGGATTGACCAGTCTCGCGGCGTTTCTGCGATGGTGTCTGTTCTCAAACAGATGAAGATGACCAAGAAGTATCAGGACATCGTTCTTCAGAACGCCGTCATCAACGCGACTTACGCAGCGACGATTGAGTCCGAACTTCCGTCTGAGGCTGTTTACGAAATGATGGGTGCTGGCACGTCCAACACCGACGCTTTCATAAACAACTACCTGGGCCAGATAGTCACTTACGCGGGTGCGGCCAAGAACCTTCAGATTGATGGGGCCAAAATCCCGCACCTGTTTCCTGGCACCAAGCTCAAGATGCAGAACGCGGCAAGCCCTGGCGGTGTCGGTTCGAACTTCGAAGAGTCCCTGCTTCGCCACATTGCTGCGTCGTTGGGTCTGTCGTATGAGCAATTCAGCCGCGACTACACGAAGACGAACTATTCCAGTGCTCGGGCAAGTATGGCAGAAACCTGGAAGCACATGAACGCGAAGAAATCGCAAGTGGCCGACCGGTTCGCCTCTGCTATCTATATGCTGTGGCTGGAAGAGGAAATGGCACGAGGGGAAGCCCCCATGCCGCCAAACGCACCGAACTTCTGGGACGGCATGAATGCTGAAGCCTACGGCAAGTGTACTTGGATCGGTGCGTCTCGGGGCCAGATTGACGAGAAGAAGGAAACCGAAGCCGCCCTGATGCGGATCGACGGTGGCTTGTCCACCTGGGAAAAGGAATGCGCTCAACTTGGTCTGGATTTCCGCGAAGTATTTGCTCAGCGGTCCAGGGAGCAGAAGATGATGAAGGCTATGGGGCTTACCTTCGGGGCAGCCGCCATAGCTGCACAGCAGGCAGAGGCCGCTGCGCAACAGACAGACCAGAAAGCAGACGAGGGCGACGATGAAGTTTCTGAGTAGTTTCGCCAGCGGTAGGCCGGTACTTATCGACCCGAATCAGATAGGCGCAATCAGCGACATCGCCCTGCGCGATATGTTCGAAGGCGCTGAAGAACCGGCGTGTATCGAATTGGCTTCAGTGTCTTACATGGCAGACGACGACGGGTTTTACTTCCAGCCGGAAACCGGTATTGCGGTAATCCCGATTCTCGGTGTTCTGATGAACCGCATGTCCTGGTCCTACGGATTTGCGACAGGCTATGACTACATACGCTCAGCGTTCAACGCAGCGATGGACCGACCAGAAGTTAAAGGGATAGTTTTCGACGTGAACTCTCCGGGCGGCCAGGCCGCAGGGAACTTCGAGCTGGCCGCAGAGATTGCTGAAACCCGAGGCCGCAAGAAGCCGACGATGGCGATTGTGAACAGCATGGCAGCATCAGGCGGGTACTCGCTGGCAACAGCCGCAGACCGGATAGTCGCCATGCCGTCCGCCGCCATTGGAAGTATCGGTGTGGTTTCTACCCACGTTAGCTTCGAAAAGAACTTAGAGAAGGAAGGTATCGAGGTCACGTTCATTTATGCGGGCAAGCATAAGGTGGACGGCAACCCATACCAGTCACTACCGAAATCCGTTAAGTCATCCATGCTGGCTTCGGTAGAAAGAATTTACGACAACTTCGTTTCCGTGGTTGCAAACAACCGGGGAATTGATGCCCAAGACGTGCGAGATACTGAGGCGGCAATGTACGACTCGGAAGAGGCACTGGCGAGGGGTTTAATCGACGCTATCCAGACTCCCAGCGAGGCGATGGCGTCATTTATTAGCGGGCTTTCCAGCCCTTCATTTAGGAAAACAGGTATGAGCACTAAACATACCTCTGAAGGGGCAGAGGTCACAGCAACCCCCGTCGTGGCAGCAGAAGTTGCCGCACCAGTTGAAGCCGCACCAGTAGTAGCAGCAGAAGTTGCGGCTCCCGTTGTTGCCGCAGCACCGGCAGTAGATCAAAAAGCCCGTATCAAGACGATCCTCACTTCGGCAGAAGCCGCAGGACGGACTGAGTTGGCAGAACACCTGGCTTATGAAACCGATATGGCCGCAGACGCCGTTGTCGCGTTGCTGAGCAAAGCCCCGAAAGCAGAAGCCAAACAGGCTAATGATTTCGTTAAGGTGATGGACTCCATCGAACACCCGAATGTCGGCGGTGGCGAAGTGGGTTCAGGGGAAAAAGAATTGAGTGTTTCGGACAGAATCATCCGTAACTTCAAAGTTGTAACCGGTCGAAAGTAATTTTTGGAGATATGAGAAATGTCTGAATACAAAGCATCATTTGGAGCTGCTGGCTCCACGTCAAATCCTGAGTTGTTCGCCGGTTCCGCCGCTGTTACGACTCTCCCTGTAGTCTTCCTTACCGGTGCGGCTATCGCCAAGTATGCTGTCGTTGGTCGCGTTGCGGCTTCTGGCAAGTTCGTACTTAGCGATCCTGCGGCAAACGACGGTTCACAGGTACCAGTGGGTATCGCGGTAGAGTCGGCGGCCTCTGCTTCAGCCGATGCTGTCGGCAACATCTACATTTCGGGGTGCTTCAACCCCGCCGCGCTTGTTTGGCACGCTGGGTATACAACCGCAGTGCTGAAAGCAAAAGCATTCGATGGTACGTCCATCTCAATCAAGAACATCGGCTAAGAGGAAACTACGATGGATTTATACTCAACTTCTGACTTGCTCGAAGTCATTGGAAAAATGGAGCCGATCAGTTCGTACTGGCTTGATCTGTGCTTCCCCGATACTTACACCTCGGATAAACAGGAAATCCTGTTTGACCTGATCGACGAAGACAGGCGCATGGCTCCTTTCGTGAGTCCGATGGTCGAAGGTAAAGTGATGTCACAACGCGGCTACAGCACGAAAGTGTTTACGCCTGCTTACCTGAAGCCGAAGGCCGTTGTCGATCCTAACAAGATCCAACTGCGTCGTGCCGGTGAGCAACTGACCGGTTCCATGTCCCTGCAACAGCGTTACGACGCCGCTGTGGCTGGTATCATCAGCGACCACAACAAGATGCACATGCGCAGACGTGAGTGGATGGCCGCACAGGCTATCATCACTGGTGGCGTGACTGTTTCTGGTGAAGCCTACGAGACCCAGAACCTCACATTCGGACGCGCGGCAGGTCAAACGATCACACTGTCCGGTGCTGCTTTATGGAGCGCATCAACGGGTACCCCGCTGGCCGACCTGGAAACCTGGTCACGTCTGGTTCAGGTGTCTACCGGCTATCCGATTGTCCGCTTCACGATGGGCCTGGATGCCTGGGATGCTTTCATCAGCAACGCTTCTGTCCAGGCGTATATCGAACAGCGACGAGCTGTGGACATCAGCGGCACTATCGCCCCGGTAAACGGTGCGGAAGTGGCTCAGCCCCGTCTGCGTATCGGCCAGTTTGAAATCTGGACCTACTACGACGTGTACACCAGTGACGCTGGCGTAAGCACCGAGTTCCTGGACTCCAAAACCGTTATCGGTACAGCCCCGGCTGAAGCGATCAAAGGTGTTCGTTGTTTTGGTGCGATCATGGATAGTGACGCTTCGTTCCAGACGCTCGAAATGTTCCCGAAAATGTGGAAACAGATGGACCCGTCCGTTACCTACCTGATGACACAATCAGCCCCGCTGATGGTTCCTCGCAGGATCAACGGCACCCTGTCTGCTGCTGTAATCGCGTAACAACTGAAGCGGGTTGGAATACACCCGCTTTAACTCAAACGAAGAGGTCGTGATGAAGGTACAGGTACTTAAAACGGTTGGTATCAGCGTCCCTGAAAAGAAGATGCAGTATTGCCGGAAGGAACGAAAGGCCGTTGAAATGCTGGTCGGTAAGACGGTTTACCTCGAACCAGGGATTCACGATGTTACTGAAACGCAATCGGTCGAACTGATAGAGGCTGGCCTGGCTATTGCGGTAGACGCGGAGCCGGAAGTGGTCGATGTGGAGCCGAAGAAAAAAGGCAAAGGCAAGAAGCCTGAAGCACTTGATTTAGGTTTGGATTGATTATGGGTTGGGCTGATGTTAAACGACAAATGCAGACGACGGTGCAAGACACCTTTGGCCTGCTTGCGGAGTACGTCGGCCCGAATTCCCAACACTGGACGCTGACGAAAGTCCGCGTGCACACGAAGGTCTTCAGACAAGGCGATGCGGATAGTATTGGGTACGTTGAACATTTCGATGAAGGAGTGAGACTGGCGTTTCTTGATCCTTCAATCCAAGTGGTCAAGGGTGGCCGGGTGACGATGCCGACTGGCGAGGTTTACGTGACGGTATTCGAAACCGAAGTGAACCAGGCCGGTGTTCGGTTTTGGGAGGCGAAGCTGGATGTCTAACCGCTACGACTTGCAGATCAACATATCCGGACTGGAAGAGTTCGCCAGACGGTTTGCCGAAATGCCCGACATCGCCATGCAGGCTGGCCGGTTTGCACTGAACAAAACAGCAGTGGCCGCAAGGAAAATGTCGGCAGACGAGATCCTGCGACAGATCAACTTCGGGGCCAGCTACTTGTCCGGTGAGGACAACCAGCGTTTGAAGGTCCAGAAGTCGGTCAACGAGAATCTACGGGCAGAGATTACTGCACGTAAACGTCCGACTTCTCTTGCCCGGTTTGCAACGGACAAGAATACCGGCAGACGCGGAAGCAACAACCCGGTGCGGATCAACGTGAAGGGTCGTATCAAGACGGGTATTTCCGTCACGGGGGCGGACCGGGCGACAACTCCGGGATTTCTAATCAACCTCAAGCGAGGCGATTTGGAGTCCGGGAACATCGGCCTGGTGGTGCGGCTGAAGGAAGGCGAACGAATCCGGGGTACCGGGTACCAGGCCAAACCCTTTGGAAAGCACCGGAACTTGTACCTTGTCTATGGTCCTTCCGTCGATCAGGTGTTCGGTGAAGTCCGATTAGGTATCGTCAAGTCGGGGAGAATTCCTACCATGATGGCGAGTGAGTTCTCTCGACAATTCAAGAGGTTAAGCAATGTCTGACAGTAAGCGATTGCGAATCCTCAAGAAGTTATCCGAACAACTGTCCGCGATCACCCACGCCAACGGGTACCGCACAGAAGTTCGCTCAGTGCGTCGTGGTGTGGCGGTAATAGGCAGGGATGAACCGTTGCCGTGCATCACGATTCTGGAAAGCCCGAAGTCCGACATGGAGCCGTTCAGGGCAGATAACAGTGTGCGACAGAAGGATATGTGGCTGTTGTTTATCCAGGGCTTTATCAGGGACGACTTTGAAAACCCAACGGACCCGGCTCACGATTTGCTTGCGGACATAAAGAAATGTCTGTCTGCAAACTTCGACCCGAAGAGTTCTGAATACAGCCTCGGTGGGCTGGCCGCGTCGTTCCGGATGGAACCCGGCGTGTGCGCCCCACCGGGCGAAATTTCTCCTACTGCGTACTGCTGGCTTCGGCTGGAAGTGGGCGTAGCGGAAGACTTGCGCGACCCGTAAGAGTTCGCAAAAACAACCAAATGTTGTATGTAAAATCAGGAGATTTGAAATGCCAGTAACGAATAACCAAACCCTCGGTCGCGGTCGGTTGTACTTTGACAAGTTCACGACAGGTACGCAGGTCGGTACAGGGGAAAGATATTTCGGAAACACCACTGAAGTCAGTTTGACTTCTGAATCCTCTAACCTGGATCACTACTCAGCCGACGCGGGCGTGAAGGTCAAGGACAAGTCTGTTCAGCTCGAACTTAACCGTTCTGCTACCTTCATCACGGACAACATCAGCCCTGAAAACCTGGCGCTGTTCTTCCTGGGTGCTGAAAGCTCCGTGACGCAGACCCTCCTGACTACACAGACCGAGACGTTTACCGCTGTCAAGAAGGGCTACTTCTACCAGATCGGTAAGACGACCAACCGTCCGCAAGGGTTGGGCGGTCTGACCAACGTCGTAGTGTCTGGTCCTTCCGGGACTCCCGTCTATACGGCAGGTACCGACTACGTGATCAACCTGGACACTGGACACCTGGAAATCCTGGAAGCCGGAACAATCGCCAACGCGGCCAACGTCGAAGTCGATTACGACATTCGGGCGGCTACGTTCAGCCGGATCATTACCGCGTCTGAAGGCACCATCGAAGGCGCACTGCGGTATATCTCTGATAACCCTGAAGGCGACAACTTCTCGTTCTTCTGGCCGGATGTCAAGATCACCCCGAACGGCGACTTCGCCCTGAAAGGCGACGACTGGCAGACCATCCCGTTCAACGTGGAGATCCTGAAGAAAAACGACGCTACCGAAGCGTGCTACATCACCGGTCGTCCGGTTTACGCATAAGGAATAAGGTATGTCTCTTGCAGACCTGAAGATCGAAAAACGGGTCGTGAAAGTGGCAGGACAGGAGGTCGCAGTTCGCGGCCTCTCGTTTGCTGACCTAACGAAATTGTTTGTAGCTCATGCCCGAGAATTCAACGAGTTGTTGGTGGCGATTTCCGACACGGAGAGAGGCCAGGAGGCCGTTCTGAAGATTGCTATTCAGTACCTTTCCGAGAAAGCGGAAGTGCTGCTGGCAAAGATCATTGCCGCAGCAGCCGACGAACCGGGAGAGTACGAAGCGGTGCTGAAGATTCCGGGACCGGCACAACTGGAATTGCTCATGGCGGTAGTCGGTTTGACGTTCGCGGAACCTGAAGCCCTGGGAAAGTTCGCAAGCAACATCAGCGGCCTGTTGCAGATGGCAGCCCCGGCGCTCAAAACGCTGTCCGAAGCGACCGCACAAGCCTAGCGCAACGCTGGTATTACGACCTTCGGAAAGACGTTTCTTTCTTGCTGTCTGAAGGTCATGCGGAAGCCCACCGGTACCCACTGAGTTCGCTGTGGGAGGAAGTGGAGATAGCGACAGACCGACAGAACCGTGCCCACGCGACACAAGCGGTTCTCGTCCAAAGTGCAGTGTCCTCGTTGCTGGACAAAGACGGGTCCAAAACATTCCGGGTAACTATTGAGAGACTGAACGACGATGGCAGCGGATAGCGAAGTCAAGTTAATACTGACCGCAAAAGACGACCTCACCAAGACGCTTGGGCAGGTCGAAGAGGTCATCAACAATCTCGTCAAGTCTCAGGACAAGCTGGCCGATTCGTCATCGGATGCTCAGAAAAGCATGGGAGACCTACGGGCCGAACTCAGCAAACTGGAGGCTGTCCGTAAGTCCTTGCTGGATCAGCAGGGGCAACTCGACAAGTACAAAGCCGAAACGCAAGCGTCTGAGCAACTGGCAAAGAAGCTGGAAGACCAGCGGCTTGAACTGGAAAAGCTCAACGCTGCAAAAGCCGCAGCACAGACCAACCTCGATAATCAGAAAGCCGAAGTCGCCGCGTCCACCGCCATAGTAGAAAGACTTACGGAGGAAGCTGCGGCGATAAACCGGTTGTCAGCAAGCCGTAAGACACTGAAGAACGAGGCAGCGGAACAGACACGAGTCTTGCGCGAAATGCAGGCCGCGCTGAAGGAAAACACGGCGGCTACTGAGGCTGACAAGCAAGCCGTCGTGAACCAGAAGGCCGTTGTGGTTGCGGCAAACGCGGCACTCGCGCAGCAAAAGAAAACGCTGGAAGAATTGCAGGCTGTGCAGGTATCCAGAAAGAAGAAGCTGGCAGACCAGATTGCAAAAGAGAAGGAACTGCGGGGGGTTCTGGCTGAGCAGGAGAAGACAGCCCGGATTCAGCAAGCCGCAGCAGCCGATACGAACAAGGCCCTCGAACGCAAAGCAGCGAGCATAGCGAAAGTCACCGAAGCACTGAAAGGCTACGGCATAGAGACTACCGATTTGGTGAGTGCTCAGAACCGGCTGGTCGAAGTGGCAACAAAAGTCCGCACTGGGCTGGATGCTGTCGGCAACGAGATAACG